CTAAATGCTTTCTTTAGAATCTCTAAATTAGAGTCTAACTCTTGCTGTTCATTTAATACTTCTTTAGCAGCCGCTAGCTTTTTTAAGAATCCATCTGTTTGAGCTTCAATTATCTCAATACGAGTATTTCTTTTTGTAATCTCTTCATTCTGTGAAGCGATATCTGCTAGTTTTGCTTTTGCTGTTTTTAATTTTTCAGTTACTTCATCTAGTCTTTCTTGCAGCTCATCTGCATCAAGAATACTAGAAGGCAAACTATCATCTATATTTCTAAATAAATCTTCCCAGTCTTTCTGTAGCTTTTCTCTTCGAGCAAACTCTGTATTATCTTTTTTAATTTTTTCGATAATCTGTTCGTTTTCTTTCTTTTGTAAGGCCAAAAAGCCGAGAGTCTTTTTCTCGGCTTGAATTAGCTGATCTTTAAATTCTGCATCTATATCTTGTTCGCAAGTAGGACACTTATCCTCTAATTGTTCAAGCTTTTGCAGCATTCTATCAGAAGCTCTTTTGGCTCCCTCTACTTGTCCTATAATATTTTGAAACTTATCATAGGATAGTTTTTCTACAGGAGGTAAAGATTGTAGTTCATCAATATTTATCTTACTCAGCATTTCTTTATACTGATTATTTCTTAGAATTTTTTTATTTTTTTCGGAAATATTTTTAAGTTCTATCGAGAGAGAACGGAATATCTTCTCATCTTCATCCGTATCAATTTCTAAATTTAATAGTGGTAGTATATTGGTAGCCTCGAGTTTATTGTTTGACAACCATTTTTCAATAGTTGTAATTTCTGAGGATACCTCTATCATCTTATTAGAAGACTCTCTTGATGCTTCTTTAAATACTTCAAATAACTGGACGTATTCTTCCAGTCGTAATAGATCAATCAGAAACTTTTTTCTGTTTGTATCTGTTGCAGTAAGAAACTGCAAACTAGCATTTGTATTTTGGTATACTAACTGAGAAAAGGTCTTAAAATCTATACCTAATATCTCTTGTATACTCTTATAGGTGTTTGTGGCGGTATGACTAGAAATATCCTCTCCATCCTCTAGTAGAGCAACTTTTATGTTGTTCTTTCTATTTATACGGATTAGATATTCTTTTCCAGACTTTTCAAACTCTAACTCAATATCATAGCCATCGTTTATGTACCTATTTGGTATATCTGCTTTTTTGATGCCTTTTGAGTTTTTATTATACAATGCCTCTTCAATAATTAACGGTATGGAGGATTTCCCCATACCGTTAGTGCCGATTATTTGAGTGACTGTGTTGTCGTCTAACTGTAACTCATTATCGGGGCCGTAGCTAAAACAGTTACTCCACTTGAGCTTTTTGAGCGTAATCATTGTACGTCCGTAATATGTTAAATACTTGATCTTCTGGTATTTGTAGAATATAGTTTAGATACTCTACTAGTTCGTCTTCCAAAGTCATATCTTTTTCTATGATAAGAGATGCTTCGGAGTTTCTTTTTATTACTTTCTTATCTAGCAGCTCACTGTTTTCTACTGAAGCTAACTCTTGTATATCTCCTTCTATCTCATAGATTGTATGATGATACTCTGTAGCCACCATATCTGCTGGATCTTTTACAGTTTTTCTAATCAACTGTGGCAGCGTAAAAGGCCACCAATCCCAAGACCAGTCTTTTGGATTTATGAGCAAGTAGCCCGTTTCTACCTCTTGTCTATGAAAAGAAGTAGTCATCGGACTACCTGGGTATACAATATTTCTTTGTGTATTACTATGTGCGTGCAAATCACCAGCAAACACAACAGGAAAATCATTGAATCTATCTAAGTCTACCTCTGGCTTTACATGGGGTGGGATCTCTCCACGAACATGAGTAAACAAAGGTTGATTAGTATTGAAATGCTCAATACTACCTTTTTTATGTAGCTCTGCGTAGGGCAAAACTCCAAAGCCTAAATCTTCATCAACATAAGAGATATCAACCACATTAACTAGTGGGTTGATATCTCTTGATACCTGCTTAAGTTGTGAGAAGAAAGTTCTATTCTTACGAGTTGCTTCATGGTTACCATCAAAGATGAGTGTTGGTTTCTTTACATTTCTAATAAAAGAAAAATATAAAGACAACTCTTCCATTGTAGGACTGCGATCAAACAAATCTCCACCAATAATGTGCATATCACAAGTCTTAGCCTGCTCATGCACTTGATCGAAAAATGAATTATATCTTTTTATTGCCCACTCAACTGGGACATTCTTCTGTCCCAGTTTGATGTGCCAGTCAGCAGTAAATAAAATCATGCGATCTTAAACTCGTCTTCAATAGTTTCATCAATCTCTTCGGTTCCGCCTACGTTATCGCGGATACGATCTAACAACTCTTTCTGAGCGTCAGCAGTTGGACGAGGCATAACTTCATCCATAGACTTAAGATCAGCAATCAATGCTAGTTCCTCTTCTCCGAGAGCACGAGGCTTGCATTTTAGAGCTTGTAGCTGATACTCTACATTGTAGGGTAAAGGACCAGTTTTTACTCTCTTGAACTGCACATCCCAGCCTGTTTCTGGGTCGGTTGGATCACCCAAATCTTCGGCGGCTGTAATAATCTGTTCCCACAGCTTCTTCTTGAGGTTTACAACTTTGACTTGACCATTATCAATACACTGAGTTGCATAGCTCCAGCCACACTTTAGATCAGGATAGTACTCACGTACCCAATCTTTTTCTTTATTATTAAATGTCTCATGGTTACGGTCAAAAGACAGACACTCCAGAGGAATGTTCTTGTCATTTTCACCTTTGATCCAATAGACATATCTAGCAAGAATATCACCTACAAGACGAAACTTGTTGTCGCCATCAGTATACTGAAATGAAGTGATATTTGATTTTTGAGCAGCACCTTTGTGCTGATTAAATTTAATTGCCATTAGTGAATCTCCTTTGGATTGACTTCTTCATATCGAAAATAAACTCTATCATCTTCGACGTGTAGTAGCCTATTGTTTTCTATTATTTTTTCGGGACTTAATCCTGGCATCAAGACCATATCGAGAGACGGGTCTTGAGTCGAGATAAAGTCTGATGCTGAACGCAGAGCGCACAAACTTATGTACTGTGCGACATCACGGTACTTATACTTAAATGAATGGTACAGGAGGACATCAGGATGCAGCATGAAACTCATCCCTGAGAAATCTTTCTGCGAATATCTATATATGGGATCGCGTTTATTTCTAGGAATTTGTTTTTCAACAATCATCCTAAAAATTCTCACAATCTCAACGACACTACCTTGGGAGGCGTCATAGATTTTCGGCCAGTCATAAAAGAACATATATTATACTAAAGTTTACCAAAAATGTCAAGAACTATTTTTTTACAGTTGTTTAATTGCATATCCCTGCTTCATATAATGACCCATGCGATTGGATGCCTGCTTTCTGGCAGTATTTCCTTTTAGATGAATATCTACGATCACTGGATCTCTCTTGTTCTCCTCTTTTCGTATTACTCGTCCAATAAGTTGCGTGAGGAGAGGCTCATTATTGATAGGTGTACCAAGAATGAGGCAACTTAAATTATTGAGTGAGATTCCTTCTGAGAAGATAGCTTGAGTACCAAATAAGATTTTCTTCTTACCGTCTCGTATTTCAGACATATACTTTTCTCTGTCCTCATGCGAAACCTCACCCGTAACACATATTGCATCTTCTCCAGCCAGTTCGGCGCAGGCTTTCAAGAAATGCACTCTATCGCTCACCACCAGTACTTTATGACCTTTTGCGGCGTAGGCCGCAGCAGTCAAAGCAACAGTGTGACGATATTCTTCGTTATTACCTAGAGCCGTAACACGATTTGCCCAAGGTATCTTGGCCCCATCCATAAATCGGATTTCAGAGTGCAGTATATGTACACTCGGGGCCATAAAGTTTTCTTTTGGTGGCTTGAATATATTGTGCCCAAAGTAATCTCTAAACACAACGTGCTTTCCATCTTTTCTTTCTATGGTTCCTGACAATCCTATCTTGTATCGTGCATAGTTTGTATCTATGATTTTAGAAAACGTCGGAGACGAGACGTGATGCATTTCATCCAGGATAACTGTCCCAAATATATGACGTATCTCTGAAATATTACGGTACAAAGTTTGAGTGTTGCCAATAACCACAGGGCCAGAAGTATCGAAGCTACCACTTCCAATAATACTTGGCTTAAATCCATAGACTTTCTCTACCTCCTTTGCCCATTGATTGCGCAAAGGAACTGTGTGGGTAACCACAAGCGTTTTAAGACCTAGCTTGCCAGCGATAGCAAGACCTGTAAAAGTCTTACCCCAGCTGACCCAAGCGTTAATTATAGCATTGTCATTTAACTCATCGTAGACTGCTTTTTGGCTCTCTCGTAAATCAAACTTAAACTCTGGGAAGTCTGCTTTTATAACTTCTCTTTTATCTACAACTTCATAGTCCTGGGGAATTAAGTCAGTTCTACCGACAGGAATGCTAACCAACCCAGTTTTTATCCGTGCCATATTTTTTATGACAAGGGGCGGATCTGTAGGATTATAAGATGGAATTGTATAAGTAAGTTCTTTACTGAGAAAGTCCTTATACTCGTCCGTTACTTCTAAGTAAATTCTATTACTTATTACTGCCTTCACAACCCTAGGTCCGTCTTTGCAGTGATGTAGTCTTTTACGAAATCACTGCGTACAATGTCCTTTATCTCAAAGTCTATCAAATCAAATTGATCCATAGCTTTGAGTACCCGTATAAAGTCTTGCAAGCCATTCTTTGCAAGATCAGCCTGTCGAAAGTCACCACAAAATATTACTCTACAGTTTGTACCTACACGAGTTACAATAGAATCTAGTTCGTGGAATGACATATTCTGACATTCATCTACAATTATTACTGCATCTTTTAACGTGATACCTCGTAGATACGAAGTTGTCATAAAGTGTAGTAATCCTTTTGTTTTGAGAATCTCGTAGGAGTCTCCTCTTTGAAATAACTCAACAGCAATATCTTTGTAAGGCTCTTCATATACAGATGCCTTTTCTTTCTCACTCCCAGGTAAGAATCCTATATCTCTTGTTGGAACTGCACTTCGTATGATAATAAGCTGTTTATACATACCCTTTGTCATATCATCGAAAGCAAGATAACAAGATATAAAAGTCTTTCCTGTACCCGCTACACCGTGAAGAACTAAATTTCTTTCGCTTTCAAAAGCTAAGACCTGGTTCCGTGTTAAAGGTTCTATGTCATGTAAGACTAGCCCTGATGAGTTTAGAGTTCTATTTTTTCTTGCCATAAATTTATACTTTTCTGCGAGTGTCAGCCTGTTTAGTCTCTGAGTACTCGTATAATATCCAAGGTATATCTCCTACGTGTAAGACTCCTGCCCAAGTAAGACTTTCTTCTGGAGGGCGAGGAACTTTGAAGGGAAAAGATATTCCTTTTAACCACAAGACAGAAGCAATATCTTTACGTTCTACTTTTCGTATCTTGTAGTACTTGAGGGAACTCCACGTTGTTTTTTCATAGATAAATGGAGTTCCTTTGTTATCTATGAAATTTTTAATTCTTTGTTGTCGTACTAAAGATATGGGTGCAGCAATAGATCCTCGAAGTGGTAATAAATCTTTCATAGGTGTTTGAAGACGTCTCATGCCAAGAGTTTTTCCTGTCATGTTTTTGTCATCAACTATTCTATTGTCTACAAAGAGTAACCCATCTCGCTCTTCCCAGTTCGATGAAGGAAGAGCGAATATAGGAAACTGAATACTACCCAACTTCTTCCAAGTTATGACCATACATCTTCTCAAACTTACCTAATGAGTAATCTTCGTGTACATCAAAATCACAACCTACTGGAGCACCTGGTATAGAAATACCGCGATCTAACTGAATAAATCCTTTAAGAGCAATACTATACTGCTCCACTTCATCGTCTGGAACTTCTGCGAGTATTGAGTCATGAACTAGTGCAAAGATACGGGACTTCATTTTCTCGACTCGTATATAGTCATTCATATCGATTGCGCCTAAAAGGTTAATGTCCGAAGCAGGTGACTGTACCAAAAAATTAAGCCCAGAACGGATACTATGACTACGAATGCCAGCGTCTTCAGATAAGACGTTAGGTAGTCGTCGCTTGCGTCCAAAAAACGAATAAATGAAACCATTTTGCTCAATGAACTTTTGATTTGTTTCCAACCACTTTTTAAGACGGTGGAAAGAGCCGAAATAATCGTCAATAACTTCTTTAGCCTCTGATACACTGAATAATTTTCCTGAATCTTTTGTTACTTGTTGACTGATCTTTGAAGGACCAGCACCATAC